CCGTAATCCGATGGATGGCAACTCATAAGCCAAAGGGCAAAAACAAACAAGGTAGAACATGGGGCGTAAATCATCACTCACAGAAAGCCAGTGGGCTGATATTGCAAAGCGCCTATTGCATGGTGAGACTGGTAGAGCGCTATCCCGTGAGTTTGGAATCTCTGAGACGGCTATTAGAAAACGCATAGGTTCGCAAACAAAACAAATAAAAGATGTTGCAAATCAAATACTTGCGACAGAATCAGCATTTAAGGCGCTGCCAATAAGTTCGCAAATAAGTGCGCAATCTTTAGCTGATGAGCTAAGGGCAATATCAATGCATCTAGCAGGTGCTGGAAAGTTCGGCGCTGCTACTGCTCATAGGCTCTCAGGTATCGCGCACGGTAAAGTAATCGAGATTGATGATTCAAGCCCATTGAATGAGGAAAGCATGGAGTCTCTCAAAGGGATAGCAGTGCTTACCAAGATGGCGAATGAATCAAGTCAAATCGGTATCAACCTATTAGCAGCAAACAAAGAGTTCATCAAAGATCAAAACTCAGGTAGCAATCAAACGAAAGACGAGCTAATGAAAGAATTGGTTTCGTACTTACCTGATTGATGGTTTCCATGCAAAGCCAACGCGAATTAAAGCGCTGGTACAAATTAATAGAGCATCCAGTACAGAGAGCGTTGATTGAAGCCGTTAGCAATGGCGTAAGGTTTCCCGTTGTCCCTGCTGGTAGGCGTTCTGGAAAGACTGAGAGAGCTAAGCGGTTCGTAGCTAAGCAAGCATTGAACAACGCTGCTGAAAAGTACTTCATAGCTGCACCAACGCGAGATCAAGTAAAAAAGATTTATTGGGCTGATATGAAGCTGCTGACATTAAGCAGTATGCACGATAGAGCTCCGTCTGAGACTGAGTTGATTCTGTATCTGCCAAACGACACAGAGGTTCATTTAATCGGATTAGACCGGCCTGAGCGTATCGAGGGTATATTGTGGACTGGTGGCGTGATTGATGAAATCGCAGATACCAAAGAAGGCGCGTGGGAAGCTAACATTCGCCCTGCATTGGATACATTCAATCCAACACGACCCGATTACAAAGCGTGGTGCTGGTTAATCGGTGTACCTGATGGCTTGAACCACTATTACGATATGTCACGCTATGCTGAGAGTAGCGGTGACCCTGAGTGGGCTTTATATCACTGGAAAAGTTTCGAGATTTTGCCAGCTAGTACGATAGCAGCGGCAAAGCGTCAAATGTCTGAAAAGCAATACAGACAGGAATATGAGGCGAGCTTTGAAGGTGCTACAGGTAGAATCTATGAGGATTACGACAAAAGCAACCATACAAGCGCAGTCATTGAACCGCACGAACAGTTACTGTGGATGCATGACCAAAACTACACGCCGTTATCGAGTGCAGTAGGTGTAAGGCGCGAAGAGTCGCTCTATTTGCTAGATGAGATTGTGCTAACAAGCGCGGTATCCAAACAATCCGCTATGGAATTTGTCGAAAAGTACAAAGACCATGCCAATAAGCATGTATTGATTTATGGCGACCCTGCTGGACAAGCTGGCGAAAAGCACGGACACGCAAGCGATTACACCGATATTGAAGGCGTATTGAAGTCAAACGGCTGGAAGTACACGCGCAAAGTAAAACCCGCGCACCCAGCGATTAAAGACCGTCAAAACGCGGTTAGGACAAAGATTAAAACGGCTGACGGCTTGCGAAGCCTCTATGTCAACCCAGTCACTGCAAAGTGGTGCGACAAAGGATTGGCAACTGTACAGCTACAAAAAGGGTCAACTTTTCAGGAAGACCAAACGAACAAATACCAACACATTACAACTGCAATCGGGTATTGCATTGATGTGATTTGGCCATCAGTGAAGCGCGAAGCAACTGCAAACAATTTCAAAATGTAAATGACAAAAGTAAACGAACAATCAGACGAAGTTAAGCAAATGGCTACTAACTGGGCTATTTGCGAATCGTTGATTGGCGGTACTACGTCTATGCGAAAAGCTGGAAAGGCTTATCTACCTAAATGGCCTCGTGAAGAGGATGAGTATTGGGAGATTCGCAAGTCTATGTCAACTCTATTGCCAGCGTTCAAACGCACAGTAGCAGTAATGACGGGTAAGCCATTCAGTAAGGCAATTACGTTCTCTGATGACTTGCCTGAGCCAATTAAACTAGGTTTTAACGATAGTGACATGCAGGGAAACAACTTGCATAGCTTTGCGTCTGAAGTAATGCAGGATGCGCTCGCGTTTGGTATCTCAGGCGTATTGGTTGACGTACCACGAACGAACGGTACGAATAAAACCAAAGCTGACGATAAAGCGCTTGGTGTACGTCCGTATTTAGTCCATATTAAGCATGGTCAGATTCTAGGATGGAAGTCAGAGCGTATCAATGGCGCGATGGTGTTGACTCAGTTACGCATATCAATGTCAGTCAATGTTGACGATGGCGAATACGGTACAAAGCAAGTCAATCAAGTCTTAGAGCTAACCCGTGGTGCGTTTAAGATCCATCAAGAGAGTGAAAAAGGTTACGTAGTTGTCGATGAAGGCTTCACCACAATCAAAGTAATCCCGTTTGTACCGTTCTACGGGCGCAAACAAGGCTTTATGTGTGGCATTTCGCCACTGCTAGACCTCGCGCATTTAAATGTCAAACACTGGCAACATCAAAGTGATCAAGATGACAGCGCAGTATTTTCACGTAAGCGCTTACTTGCTTTTATCGGTATTGACAATGGCGCTCAAGTCGTTGTCTCAAGCAATGGTGCAATCAACGTGCCATTGGGTGGCGATATTAAAATCGTGCAAGGTAGTGCAGAGGCTGTAACCATTGGGCGAACCGAGCTGCAAGCCTTAGAGCAGCATATGATTATGACGGGCGCTGAGATACTACAGCCCCGCGCAGACACGCTTAAAACAGCAACCCAGTCCGTGAGTGAGGATGAAGCGAATAAATGCGAGCTGCAACGCATTACAGAGCAGTTTGAAGACGGCTTGGATATGGTGGTTGATTTGCAGTGCCAACAATTAGGCATTAAACCCGCTGGTAACGTCACACTGTTCAAAGATTTTGCTGCAAACATGCTATCTGATGCGTCTGCACAGTTGATTATTTCAATGTCGGATGGTGGTTTTATCACTAAACAAACAGCATTGATTGAAATGCAACGACGCGGCATTTTGTCCGCTGATATTGACCCTGAAACAGAGCTAGAGGAAGTTGATGCACAGCCTCCTAGTTTGGGTACGTTAGATGGCAACGGTCAACAATAAGTTAGCGGAAGCGTCAATCAATCACAGTATTGACCTACAGCATTTTGCTAATGGAGTAGTAGAGAGAATCCTCGCACTGTTGAACCGAGTAGACGATGACTTAGCCGCGCAAATAGCAACTAAGTTAATGACGTTACCGCCTGAATCGTTCACAGTGCAGCGTTTGGATAAGTTGCTTGCAAGCGTTAGAGAATTGAATCAAGCCGTTTATAGCGATGTCCAAGCAGCAATAGCGCCTGAGTTGAAAGCTTTGGCAGAATATGAAGCTGGTTATCAGTTACAGCTATTCAATGCGACAATCCCCGCGCAAATATCCACGCTAGCGACAATCAACGCTATTGACTTTGAGCGTGTTTACACTGGCGCGATGTCTAGACCATTCCAAGGGCGCTTGCTCAAAGAATGGATGGCTGGATTAGAGGAAAGCCGTGCGGTAAGGGTTAGAGACACAATCCGAATGGGTTATGTTGAAAGCAAAACAGTACCGCAAATAGTCCAAAGCATTCGAGGCACGCGCGCTAAGGGCTTTGCTGACGGCATCTTAGAGATTGACCGCCGTAATGCTGAGTCAGTCGTTAGAACAGCCGTTATGCACTTTTCAGGTGAAACTAGAGATAGATTCCATGAAGCCAACGACGATTTAGTCAAGGCTGTGAAGTGGGTTTCAACTTTAGACACACGAACAACACCGATTTGTATTGCACGTGACGGAAAACGATACACCAACATAACGCATAAGCCAATAGGTCATTCGTTACCGTGGTTGGGTGGCGCAGGACGCGCTCATTGGAATTGTAGAAGCAGTTCTATCGCGATATTAAAGTCATACAAAGACTTAGGCATTGATTACCCTGAGCCGTTGGATAGTACGACGCGTGCAAGTATGGATGGTCAAGTGGATGCGAATCTAACCTACAAAACATGGCTACAACAGCAAAGCTTAGAGCGTCAAACTGAAGTACTAGGAAAAAAACAAGCGCTAGAGTTTCGCAAAACTGGTGAATTACCAGACAAATTCGAGAATGACAAAAGCCGTACTCTGACAATCAAGCAATTGAAAGCTAGAGATGCGAAGTCACTCAAAAAATAAAGTTACAGACCGTTCGATTAAACCCGAGCGGTTTTTTTATGCCCACAAGCAGGATTGCAGAGGGTGAACCGCGATGGAAGTCGCACCGCAAGCGTAAGCAGGATAGCTTACAGAAAGTACCAAGATGAAGTT